TAGAACCAGGATTTGCTTTACGATATGCTCTGACCCCTTTCTCGGTCATCCCTGCACCAGACTTGGTCTTGCGATAGTTACCACCTTTGCCAGTGGTTTTAGCTATTGGATTAGTTTTTTTACGCTTCTTTTTATCGACTGCCATAATTGTTTTTCAAATCGTTTGAGTGATTTGTTTAATTCTAACAGTTTATTTTCCATACTTCTCGACAAATTTGTTGACGTTTGTTAGATGCCATTCTTGTGTGCCATAGACCTCTTCCCATTTACCACGACCCATCCCATGAATACCAGATTCACTAGAGCGATGATGCTCCCAACATAATGGTATAGTAAACTTGTCATCTGCTTTCATAGACAACCCTTTATAGTCATGACCCACTAAATGATGAACCTCAGGTGTCGGTCTACGACATATACAACAACCATAGCGTGATAGTGCATCAAATCTTTGCTTACGTTCTTTCTTAGTCAAGAAACCCCCAATCTCTGAGTATGGTTTCAACATCTTGTACAGAATATGCAACTTCCACCTTGCAACCCTCATTCGTAATCTTTCCGAATACTTCAACTTGATTCTTAGTAACTCTGCCCTTAGGACTATCATCTGTCTTCGGTCTTTTAACTTCAATAAAATATGCTTTACCATCTTTCAATAGGCATAGGTCTGGAATACCTGCCTTTACTCCCTCTGCTTTTAATTTACTTGCTACTTTGATATGTCTGTGTCCACCATTAGGAACAGCAAAGTAGAATATTTTACGAGCATCTAAATACTTACAAATTGCTTTTTGGACTATGTGCTCAAGTTCTTTTGGCATACAATCTTTTTAAGTACCATTTGTTTTTCTTAACATAACGATTGTAACCCATCTGAGTCTTACACAATCCCCAACATAAACATTCATCACAGTATTCAGAATACTTTTGTTGCACAAATGTTCGAAACATCATAGATTTAGTTTTTCTTTCCATTTGTCTGACTTGTGCCTCCCCTTAATACAATTCAAACCCATTATGGTTAAATGTAAATCGAGTCTATCTTTTCTAATTCTGTCTTGTAGACCAGACCAACTAATGCCTAAGATTGACGCAAGTTCATTATGCGTCAGTCCTAGTTCTTTTATCGCTTGTCGTAAGTTATCGTACTTCATCGCAACGCCTTGTTAAATGTTTTAAAGAAATTGTTACGTTCATTGCGTTCTTCCTCCAACTGTATCTTTGTGCCCATTCTTTGGTTAATAACTGCTCTTGCAGTGTTCTGACTTTTTTTCTGTAACAGTTCTTCGTATGTAAAACCTTTAGACATTCTAGTATGAATAGTTGCTCTATGTATTTCTGTGCCATGCAACTCTTTGTACTTTTCTAGAATATCGCTTACTGTGAACGTCTTATCACCCATCGTATAGATTTTTTCTGGTTTAGTTCTAGAATGGGATGTCATCTGTAAACTCGACATTTTGTGCTACTTTAACTTCTGGCATTGGTTGATTGTTGGTTGTAGGGCGTTCGTCTGTCGCACCCTTAGGCGTAAGATTCTTAACAACACCACCAAACCCATTCACTACAATCTCAGTAGTGTAACGCTTTACTCCGTCATCACCTTCCCATGAGCGTGTCTGTAATTTGCCCTCTACATAGACTTTATTGCCTTTCTTATAGTATTGACCTACTACATCTGCTAACTTGCCAAATACGACAATTTTGTGCCATTCAGTAGTTTCTTTCTTTTCACCAGACTTATCAGTCCAGTTCTCACTTGTTGCTACAGTAAACGATGCTATAGAACCATTCTGTGCGTCTCTATGTTGAATATCGCTTCCGATATTGCCAATAATATATGCTTTATTTATCACTTCACTTCTCCTTCTTGTGGATTTACTTCAAACCAAATATTGTGTACCTCAAACGTATCACCATACTTATCTACAAATTCTCTAAGTTCTAACACCTTAGCGTGTTCAATCATTTTTGCTTCTTCTGGTCTCACTCTTCATCACCCTCATAATATTCATGTACATTTACTGGTAAACAATGTTCCATACAAGCTAAACATAAATCTGTGTCTTTGATAACTTCTGCACCACAACAGTTGCTTACTAAATCGTCTTCAAATTCCATATTATTTCTCCCTAAATTAGGTGGTCAGTTTTACTTTATTAACGAGGCTAGGAAATACAATTCTGGAAAACCCCGACTAGACAAATTAGGTACTGACCAAACCCTCTAGTTATTTATGTATGCAATCAATACGACTACACCATTTATTATTGTTAATGCTTCTATCATAGTGGTGGTTCTGACATATTTGCACTGTTATGTTCATAGCCTAATGCGTCATACAAAGAATCCATTGAACAGAACTTACTTGCATAATTAAACAACTCTATTTGACCTTGCTCTGATAATCCTTCTCTAGTTGCAGTTTGTATCGCTTCTGCTATCTTCTCTACGTCACCTTTTGATTTTCTTATTGTTTCTTGATGACCAACAATAATTGCACCTACTCTTTGTGCTGGTGTCATGTTTGCATAACTAAATGATTCTGACTCTTCTTCACTATACATTTCACCATGCACACCTAACAACTTTAGCACAACTCTGTCCTTAGCACGTTTCTCTGCCATTGCATACGGATACGAATTCTTACAGTTTTTGCTACTTGCTTCACCAGTAGACCACTCAAAACGTTTTCCTCTATGTCCACCTACAACCATACATACAGCATTCTTTCCCATGTCTGTCTCAACCATAACTGGTAGGTCAAACGTAATGTTTTCTAATACTGCTAACTTCTCACACGCTTGATGCGATAGAATCCACTTACCACTTTGTGCGTGTTTCCAGAAGTTGCCTTCATCCATCATGTTGTGTTTGTTTAGCAATTCTATAACTGCTTTAGGTAAATTATTATTTGCCATTTCTCTTCTCCCTCTTTAACTCGTCTTCACGATTCCACTTCTCTTGTTCTTCAACTATTCTGAAGAACTCCCACATCATCCACAACAAAACGCCTGCGAATAATACTTCTATAAAAGTCATAATAAACTATCTCTTAACCATCTGTCGTACTCTGCTTGTACTTTAGGTTGCTTCATGTAGTAGTCTGCAATCTTCTTATCTATTGCTGAACTATCAGCACCATGCAATACTGCATTTGCTTCTTCAGGTGTAATTACATCTCTACCTATCATTTCTGCCATTGTCTCATGTGAATACATTATCTCTCTCCCCAAATTGATTGTGCAATCGTCTTGTTTACTTCGTCTTGTCTAAGTAATTGCATCGCTCTAGATTGCTTCTCATTAACATCCATATACTCAATATCTGATTCAGCGTCTATGGTCTCTCTAATCCAGAGTGGCAGATTAATCCACCACTCCTTGTATTCAAAATAACTCATGCTACTTTGTCCGATACTGATACTAGGTCTTCATTAAAAGTGTTACATTTGAACACGTTTGTAGAACCAGTCTCACTCATCAATGCTTTCTCATACATCTCTTCACACTTTCTGTATGCCTCTTCTGATGAAGTTGCCTCAACATAGAACTCTAAGTCTTCCTGAGTTCCAGTTAAATCGATACCGATGTTAGTATCAGAATGGTTACCTACATACATAGTTACTTTCATGTCTGTTTTGATTTGGTAATATTGTGTTTTCATTTATATCTCCTTGTTTATTTAAAGTCGTATTCTTTATTGAATACATGAGTATTGTACCATCAATTTATATCGTATGCAATATATTTTTTATTTTTTTTTAAAATAATTGTGATTGAGTTGCAACGTACCCAGATGCATCATACTTTTTGCTTTCACCTTTAGGGTATGGTTGTACATCGTACATCAGTGCTTTCCTTAATTTCTTTTTGTGGGTTTTATTACCAACAAAGTAAATGTATCGATGTTTTCTGGAACGCTCTCGATAGTAAAAGTCATCACCATACTTTGTTTTTAATTCTTCTACTGTGCCAATAATACTTTTGCTGTGCAAATGTTCTTTGCCTTTGATTGCCCACTCTATTCGTTTTGCAGAAAGTCCAGTGTAAAGAAAATTAGTTGCTTGGTAGATGTAACCAACGTGCCCTTGATTAGTATCAGCATAACTGACAACGATTGTAGGTTTAGGTAGCATTTGCATCGAGCGACTAACTAACATTGATGCACCATTCTTATCATCAGTATCAAGTATCAGTCTGTTTAGCTCTACTACGTTGTTTCTGTATTCTTTGCCACAGACTCCATCGCATAATGAAGGACTTGGTGGTGACCCATAAGTTACGACACCTACCAATTGTCCATCATCAAATAATCCAAAGGCAAAACTGATTGATGGCATTCGTCTTGCATAGTGACGATTCATCAACCAGTCTTTTGTTTCCCAATTTTGAATTGGTTTGACTTCCATATTTGCCCAAATTTAAGAGATTATTACCTTACCCTACTGTTGGTATTGCCCAATATCCATAAATCATCTTATGACGAGAATCAAACGTGTCATAGACTACTCCATCCTTAATTGCAACCAGATGTTTTGCCATACGACCAATAACAACTCCTTTTGGCATATCTCGGTGGTACGCTTTTCGACCATCAAACTTTGGTGCACTGTGCCATACCCATCCATTCTCTTTAAGAAACTTATCGTAGATTTTTTTATAGACACCATCTCGTGCTGTTTTTTTGCCATACTCTAATTTGTTTCTTTTTGCAATTTCATCGTAGACATATTTGTAATCAAGTTCTAATGCAATCGCTATTGCTCTAACTACACAGTCACCTGCATTCTTACCTTTAAAGTATTTACTTCTACCGCCATCAGAATATTTATATGTGTTCATATTTTCTCCGTTTTATATTGTTAAAGTGTAACCTGGTTTACAAGTTGGTTTTCCTTGATTGCTGATAAATGTTTATCTAACAATACTTCGTATTATACTGATGGTTTTTTTAATGTCAAGTATATTTTACAAAATAATTTTAAACCCAATAAATCACTAGGTTGTGTACAACTTTTTATTTTTAATTTTTAATATTATTATTATTAGTGGTCGTTTTTTCTGGGGATAACTTAAGCATTTCATTAATTATCAATGCTTTGTCTTGTGGATAAGTATGTGGATAAAAATGTGGATAACTTTTAAAAATGTGGATAACTTTAAAAAACAGTCTATTTTATATAGGTTGTGGATAACTCAATATTTGTGGTTGTGGATAACTACCCTCTTTTAGTTAATAATCAATAACTTATCTTGTGGATAACTCTGTGGATAACTGGTGTCCATAACTACAGTATTAACTAAACTTAAATAACACCATATACATGGTTAAAAAATATACTGTAGAAACGGACATTGATTGGTGGGTAGGTGAGAAGAGGAGTAATTTGAGGAATTACTATTGCTTTTTATTGAAGAGAGTCACCTACCCTTTGATTAAGATACCTTATTTCTTG